AGGGGTGCGAGCTGCGCGAGCGAACGGCTTTCCTCGCGAGCGCCCAGAGGCGCGATGCTCCCCGTCCCCTCTCTCTCAGCTCAGTCTTCAGCTGATCCCCGGGAAAGCATGAAAACCCCAGAATATGGCGAAGCCGCTCGCGGCTGAGTCCCGCCGTGAGGCGGAACCGGGAACCGGGAATCTTCAAGGGAAGGGCTACAGGGATCAGCGCTTGGCGCGTCCCCAATGCCAGTGACCTGGCACTACGCTGATCAGGCGGCCGAGCCTTGGCGTCATTGCAATGTCGACGCGACCTTCAGCTTCCAACTCGCTGAGGACATCTTGCCAGGGATATGGGATACCGCCACACGCAAAACCGTAGCGTGCGCCGATCACACTCGCGGCAACCGGAGCACGATGCGTCAGGAAAAACGCGGCGATATCAGTCAAGATCCGGCGTTTGATCAGCTCGACTTTGTAGCGCTCGGTGTAGCCCAGGCCGGATCGCGGGAGTCCCATGAGCAGCATACTAGCTCGATCAGCGGCGGGCGCGGTAACGCATTATCAAAGCTAGACGATTATCTGGTTCAATCACGCTTGAACCAGCTCGGGTGGACTTGTGTATATTGTGTATAGAGGAGGGGGGAAGGCCTCTGCATCGATTTGGGGGGGTCCGCACTATTTAGTGTCAATTAATTGTTGACACAGCACGGTCTGTCAGTTACATGATTACCACAGTCGATTGACCGACTGACTGTCCCGGCAATCATGCTGGGCGTAGAAAGATCAAGTCATGGCGGCCATGTTTTTAATCATCGCACTACTCGCAGTGTCGAACCTGCACAAACTGAAAGCCTGGGGCCTCCTATGAGATTTCTAGCCGGTGCCCTCTCGGGCGTGATTGTTACAACCATAGCTGTGTCAGTCGTGTTTTTCTCGACGACGATTAGCTATCGGAGCACGCTTTTTCCAGGTCAGTCGGTCAAAGTTGTCCGTGGCCAGGTTTTGCCATGAGCGCGTCATTGATTGACTACGCCATACGGACCTTCGTAGTGGTCGCGTTCGTTAACATCTTCGTCAGTATTTACGTGGTGCTCACGTCATGACCCCACTAACTTTTAACGAATGGCGAAAAATCAATCGGCCAGCGCTTCGGCGCGTGACCCCCGTCGGGATCACACACAACGGCGGTAGGCAGCGCATTTACGGCTGTATTTGCGGGGCGAGCATCAGCATGTGTGCGAAATGGCCGATGACTAAAAGAGTGTCGGACTTCGTGGACGCTCACAATGTGTCGTGTGTGCCCGCCGAATGCAGGGTGCGCGCATGACGGCCCCATTCACTTGCCAGCTCTGCGGACAACGAATCGACGACGGCAAGCCGTGCGGTTGTGGTGCGCGCATGACAGTAAAGGGCTATCAGGCCTGGCTTGCGCTCGGAATCGATCCGGGGTCACTCGGTGACCTCGTCGCGATGATGCCAGTGGCCGCGCGTCAGGCGTTGCACGCTGAGCTGGTCACGGCAGGGTGCGGACAGCTGGTCCGGACGCTTTGGTTCGACTATGATTCGCAGAGGTTTATCTAGTGGCTGTCGAGCTGGCTCATTGGGTGGCGTGCGCTGTCGGTCTGTCGGTCATGGTGTGGCTGACGACCGGCAAGCGCAGGCGGGAGCGTGATCACTACAGGCGACGCGTGCCTGACAGGCCGACATGGGGGCGACGCAAGGATGCGCGTGACTAGCTCGTGAGTAGCTAGGGCGAGCGTGTGCGGGGCAAGCCGCGAGGCCACGACGACCCCCTGACCATGCCTGTTACATTGGTCACAGGGTCGGGTACCCCTCCCAAAGTTTCACTCAATTTTCCACTCTCCAAGACTTTGACGCCATTATCCCTATAATGGTCTCCAGGCCTGCCCTTGGATCTTTCGTGCCGGATCCTATTGGGAGTAAATATTTTGTACAGTTCAACAGCTCGTCAATGCATTGACGTACCAGTGTCGTTGTGGTTCAGTGATACACATGAAAATTGATACTTTAGAAGAGTTCGAGAAGCAGGCGCGGAAGGTATGTGCGCAGCTGGAAGCACTTCACGACAGCTGCGTCGGGAAGGACCGTCGGCCATTCGACATAAATCAGTTCGAGATGGGACGAGCTGCCATCATCGCCGACACTCTCCGCTCTGCCCACGAAGCGGGGCGGAGGGATGTGCTGAACGAAGTGCTTGTTGGTATCGCCAGGGAGCAGAGTTACCGCGAGTTCCGAGAAGACCAGGACGGAAGCGGTATAGGTGCGTGCAAAGAAATAGCAGGCTATGTCCGCGCGCTACTCGCGGGTAAGGGAGAGAAGTGATGGAACCCGTAAAGTTCGGCGGACAAAACTGGTGCCCGACATGTCGGAGCAAGTGGGTCGCCACACTCATTCACTACTCTGCACCGGGGCTGAGATGGCACTGCGCCGGATGCATGAAGATTTGCGAAAGGTGCGTATGCCGATGACCACCCCCGGCCCCGCGCCGAAGGAGAGAAATGATGGACGAGTTTGAGAAGCAGGCGCGGAAGATTATCGGTCAAGCTAGGGTCGGGGCAACGTTCGACGTGTACGACTCGCTTGTCGTGGGCATCCGCGACGCCCTCCACGCTGCACACGAAGAGGGGTGGAGGGAGGGGATGCGACACGCGGCCGGACAGGGCTTCATGATGGTTCGCGGTCGTGCCTACATCAAAACCGCGAACGATACCCCGATGGAGATGAAACCAGCGCGTGAGCGCGTGATCCGCGCGCTACTTGTGCCCAAAGGAGAAATGAAATGAAAAAAGTGCTCGTAATTAAACCAACAACCGCCCTGTATCACTTTGCAAATGGCAGGCGCACGGACGGGCCGAATCCCCGAATGACTGGCGATTGCTCTGACCTTCGCGGCGACTGCACCGACCTGGCAGGCGATTGCTCTGACCTGGCAGGTTACTGCACCGGCTTGGCAGGCTACTGCACCGGCTTGTACGGCGACTGCTATGGCCTGCGCGGCAACCTGTCTAGCTTGATCGGCGACCTGTCCGGCTTGATCGGCGACGTATCCGGACTTCGCGGTAACTGCACCTACCTGTCCGGCAACCTGGACAACGCAGAATTGACGGACAAAGAGCGGGCGCGAGGCGTGGATATCACAAAACTTGTAATGGAGGCCCCATGAGCACCCTGAATCACGCGCATGTATGGGGGCCCTGGAATACCGAGGGAGTAACTTTGGAGCGTTGCGACCTCTGTAGAGCGCATAAAGCCACACCAGATCTCGCGACGGTGCTCGCCCTACTCTCCCGCATCAAAGTCGAACGCGCGCGGGCTGATGCTGCCGAGGCCGAAGCTCGCTCTGAAAATGAACGCCGAATTGAAAACAATAGTGCTGCGTGGTGCGAGCGCGACGCCGCACGGACTGAGTGCGAGAGACTGCGCGCGGCACTTGAGAAGATCATGTGCGGTGGTATGCCTATAGGCTCGAACGTAAATGCGCTTGAGCACATACTGGCCATGTGCGGAATAGCGGCGGAAACCCTGCACTTTAAGGAGACGAAATGATTATCTCAAACTTTGAGACCAGCGAAGAACTGATGCCTTGCCCGTTCTGCGGAGGCCGGAGTCTTGAGATTGGCCTATTGGGCGTTGAGTGTAACGACTGCGACGTGGTCGGACCCTGCGGAAAGGATGGCATAAACAGGTTATCGAACATCGTCGCGTGGAACCGCCGCGTGGCGGAGTCTGACGCCGCAGGAGCCCGGCGCTGGGTTGGCGTGCTGCCAACGGCACAGGAGCCACCACCAGTACGCGCCCTTACGAAGAAGGCTCTTGAGGCGGAGAACGCAAAACTACGCGCGGCGCTCCAGGCCGTCTTTATTGACTCGATCGAATGCCCCGACTCCTCCGGTCAGTATTTCTTTACAAATTGGTCCATGGAAAAAGTGCGCGAAGCCCTTCAAAACCCAAAGGAGAAAAACATGTCAGAACAGCAGAAGCCGTCAGTAGGTCGAACCGTCCACTTCGCCCCACCGCAGGCGTGCGTGGGTCCAGAGAGCCTTTGTCTGTACCCAGCCATCATTACGCAGGTGAACCCGGCATTTGAAGGTCCAGACGCCGCGTATCCGGAAACAGTAGAGCTAGCGACCTTCGGGCCAAACAGCCTCTACTTCCAACATCAAGTCCCGTTCTCGGTCGGCCCGAAGCCCGGTCATTGGTTCTGGCCAGCGCGGACGTAACCGGCGGCTCTTTCAGAACGAGGACGAAATGAAACAACAAAGCTCCAGACGGAGAGAAGAGAGTACGAGATGGCTTTAGAGACACTGAAAGACTTGAAGCAAATTGGTCCGTTCGCGGTGTTACAGGAACGGCCCAAGAAGGAAGACGGCAGCGTTGACTGGGCGCTATTTGATGAGCAGAGAAAAACATCCCCGATCTACGTTGATAGCGAGGTCAACATGATTAGCTTCCGCATCCAGAAAGGCCCGGTCAAAGAATTCGGCGTGAACGGCTGCCAAGTGGATACGCTCATCGAGGCCGCCAGTCTGATCATCGAGGGGATGAACAAGCAGTTTCCTTGCCCCGAGAACGACATGGAGATCTTCCATTTGACCGCCGCGCTCATGTGGTCCGCCAGGCGCAAGGCTGACCGCGAAGCGCGTGGCGTCGAAGGGCAGTCGAAAGCCTGAATCAACCCGCTGCCACGGACGGCGGCTCTTCAGAACTGAGCTTGCGCCTGGCACCGGCCGGCTTTAGGCTTAAGTTATGAGTAAAATCCTGATCGCCGGTATTATCTCTGGACTTGCAGGCTCCGCTGTCGTCGCCAATTTCGCAGCGAAAAAACATGTGAACAACTGGGATGAAGTTCCCGGTGCCGTCGCTTGGCGCGATCGAAACAGGCACGAACAGTCGATGGGGGATCTGTTTTATGACCCTCGGAAGCCCTACCGGCCGCAGGATTACCTGCAGAAAAAGCGCGTGCGTGCAAAGCCGTCCCCAGCAGTGGCGCAACAGCCGTAGAGATCACCCTGCAATCAAACTGGACGAACGTGATCGCTGGTGTAAACTAAAAACAGGGAGAACCACTATGCCTCATGATAAACTTGGACGGAAACTCAGTCGCGGCGACGTCGTAAAGGCGCCGGGTTTGAACCAGCAAGGTCGAATTGTTGTCGGCCCAGTGGGCAGCCTGTCCGAAAGCGATACCTGCACCGGGTCTATTCGATTCGTCGGCCTTGGGCAGGTCGAGCAGGATTACTTCAACGCGAAGGACTCCGAGCTGATCGCCATGGCTGATGGATCCGAACCTGCGCCGGCTGGTGATCTGTGAAGAGAGGCAAGAAAAAAAGTGGTGACGGAATGCATCACTACGACAACGCGGGCTTCGGTTCAAGCGAACGCGCTGCCGGCTTCAAGACGCTCAAGGACAGTCCTGATGAGGCCGCTGATCGAAAGGCGGCTAAATCCCAAATCAAAGCCGATGCAGTGTATGGACAGAAGTACCTTTCTACAAACCGTGATTTCTACGCGCACATGGAACGACAGGGGGGCGGGGTAGAAATCGGATCCAGCCTTCAATACGCTGAAGAGTACGAAGCCGAACTGCGCCAACAGGATCCGAAACCCCGTCCTGGCCGGGGCGGCGGTGGCGTGAACTACAAGAGCAAGAACATGCACCCGGCCCGCGAGCGAAAAGAAGACGATGAAAAATAACCGTTGACGCAAATCTTGTCGTTGGATATTACACGCTAGCAAAGCCGCATGAGTGCAGAGGTAGCTACTCTGTGCAGAATGACTGGGGATTGATTCGCTGATTCGCTGCCTATTACGGGCCGGATTCCCCAGCAGGTTTCATTCTTCCCGCAAGGGTGGCGTGAGATATCCCAGTGAAAGCCGTACCCAGCCGAGCCATGAGGCAGTAACACAGAGTCTGCAATCCGAAAGGGTTGCAGACTTTTTTTGTTTTGTCACGTCTTGACGATGCAGTGTTTCTAATTGAGAATTTAAATAAGGAGAAAAACCAACTATGAGATCCATTTTACTCGCATTCATCCTCGCCGCAGGGCTCGCGCTCAATATTTCCGCCACCACCTTCGCTGATCAATCGCCGGATCCCGGCGATAAGATCGTCAGCATCGCGGAGATGAAAACCCTCTCCATCGAAACTACTGATCTCTTCAGTGAAGCCAAGCCGGCCTTCATTCGGGCTTTCATCCAGAACGCCAACCACGCCAAAGACAAAAAACAGAAACCCTGCTTGAGCTGCCACAGCATCGCCGTGGATCGTCAAGTTAATTTCCGACTCACTCCAATCTCACTCCAACGGAAGCCGGCGTCCACGCGATACCGCGCACCGAAGAACATCAGTGCGACACGCGCCCGCTCCCTCGGTAACATTCTGATCGCCTTCCACCACAACCACTACTACTACGGCGGCGCCACGCCTAAGAAGGGCTGAACAGAACCCACTGGCTCTTCACGCAGTGGCGCAATGCCTCCTGAGACGGCTCATAACCGAAACTCAGGAGGCATTCGTGTTTTTACAGATCGAGATCGGCAGAGATGATTGCAGGGTCCAGCTTTTCAGGCACCGGCTCACCAAGGCTCCCACTGTACTGGTCGAGCCTGACCCACTTTCCTTCCCACTCATGCCCGTCGTACTTCCCATGTGGGGCTTCCATGAATTCCGAGAACAATCCCAGCTCTGCCTGGTTGAGCTGGAAACTCACCTGCCCCGTGGGGAGTTCAAGGAACACGGCCGCAGAGGATTCATACTCGAAGGCCGTCCCTTCACCGAGCTTCCCGATCCAAATTCTCGCGCCATTCAGAGCGGCCAGCCGGCAGACGGTCACCAATAGACGGTTTCGCTCGCGGAAGCCGTCGTTTCGCGCCCGCCTGAAGCCGCGCATGATCTCGTCGCGCGTGGCCTCTTCTTGAATCAATTCTGATATGTCGTGCTTTTCTACGTTTATTGCCATTTGACACCCCCAATGATCGTCAATATTATAACAGCAGTATGCTGAAAATTGAGCTTCCGCAAGCTGGGATCGACTTAAAACAGACTCTTTTCGAGATCGAGAAAGACGTGGTGACGCAAGCTATCACTCGCGCACAGGGCAATCGAAGCATTGCAGCGGAACTACTGGGGCTGAAGCGCACGACACTGGTGATGAAGCTCGAAAAGTTCGGACTCCAATCCGAAGAGAATCTCCTAAAATCCAGGGTGCACGACCAACGCCGCGCAGCCGGCCTGAGAACTGAGGATATCGCATGACCCAGGCGAGCATGTTCTGCACGTTCGGCGACTTCGCGCGCGTCTTCCTTTGGGGGGCCGCCTCTGGATCCCTGGCGATACTGATTCTGGTGTGCCTAATCTGGCGCACGTCCGTAAAGAAAACCTTCCCCCCCACGAACCAGCCATGAAGGTTTACGACCGCACGATTGATCGTGATTTCAGTATCGCCGAGCTGCGGATTCAAGGCGTCCTGCTCACTCTGGATCATGTCGGCCGGGAGTTCGAGGTGGTCCCCCTGAACCTACTCCCCTCATGGCGCTGCTTCTTACTGGGCTGGAACAGCGGCTACGCCATTCTCGGTCAGAAGCCCGACACACCGATCAGCAGGGGCTACGCGCTTCACCCGGAGCGTCTGATCTGGGTGATTTAGGGTTGACTGGCCGATAGGCCGCTGTCACCCTTAGTTCTCACCCCAGCTCTTGCCCTTTAAGCCACGGCGGAGCAGCCCCCTGATTTCGCGGTCAGGGGGTTTTATTTTTGACGGACCCTGCTACTCTGGGGAAATGGGGGAAGAAGAGACTATCGAAGCGCGACTGCCGGTCCGAATACCGGCTCAGCCGGTCACGGCTGCGCCCAGAGCGCGGAAGTACCGAAAACAGACGCTTCAGCTCTTCCATTTGGCAGCCAACCAATTGTCGATCGAGCGAATGATCGCCATGACCGGATACTCCCGGAAGCGGATCGAGTGGATGGTTCTCCCGGAGCGTGCGCAAGCTGAAATCGCGCAGATCACATGGCAGCTCTCCGGTGGAGATTCTGAAAAGGCTTTTCGACGACTCATCCCGGAGACGATCCAGGTTCAGGCGACCATCATGCGAGATCGGACCGTGAAACCCGCTACCAGGCTCGCGGCTTCAGTCGCAATTCAAGATAGAGCACTAGGAAAAGCAGCTCAGAAGATCGACGTCACTCATAAAAGCTCAGTTCGCGTGATGCTGGAAGAGATCCAGCGAGTTCAAGGAATTCCGCAATTCACCGACATTGAGGCAGACTGGATAGAAGTCGGCGTGCGCGACCCTTTGCCGATGCAGACCACTGGGGCACCGATCATCGTGCCGGACTTTGACGATCCAGCCGCCCTTGAGCGGTGGATAGCGGATTTGAATCTGTAGTAAGCTGACAAAAACGAACAGGAGAACCTCACTATGGGCTTCAAGCAATCTCGCTCCCACATCACCCGCGTCGCACCAGTCCTGACTGATGGCGCCTACACCGCTGGGCAGCAGATGGGAGAGGCTTTCGAGATCCGGGATGCTCTCTCGACGAATGGCAGCTCATCGGTCATCGCGTCCTGCGTGCTGCTGGATAAAGCAAAGCAGACTCAACCATTCGATCTAGTGCTTTTCGACGATCTCCCTGCCACCGGAGTTGATGGAGCGACGGAAGGAATCACTGATGCTGAAATGCTGAAGCAGCTCGGAACCTTGCGCTTTCTCGCCGCCGATTACGTCGATTTCGCCGCAAATACGCAGGTACAGACGAGAAACGTCGGCCTCATGGTGGACAGCAACGTGAGCGATAGCTCCGCGCTTACGAACACCCGCCGACAGACTTCGATCTGGGGAGTTCTCGTCGCGCGCGGAACCATCAACGTCGCCGCACCCTCCGACTGGCAGTTTAAAATCGGCTTCTTGCAGGAGTAGCCGTGTCTCCGAATTACCCTGGAATCCGCAGAGCACTTCGCCTTCTGTCTAAGACGGCGGCAGCTCCACCGGCCGTTGTGAGTGATATCTCTGTCATGGGCAACATGGACACTGCTCATTGGGCGCAGCCGTTCGTAGCCGGACATACGTCCGCATCAGTGAGTATTGGCACCATGGACTATGCTTTCCATGGTCAACCATTCGTCATCTTCAGAAAGAGTTCCTAATGAAAATTAAAGCCATTCACGCTCCGGAAAGACTCTTTAACGGCGTGTGGTGCGCTCATGTTGAATTCGATCACGACGGGATTTTATTTACCGACGTGCTGCGAGTAAAATCAGAAGAGGCGCCATCATTTCTGCACCTAGAAGAAAAAGCCAGAACTCTGATCGACGCTCGTTGCAGGATCCGCGCTGCGGACCCAATTGATCTCACTCCTGTCCCAGAAACGTCAGTGGCCACGCTCACACCGCCATCCAAGCTGGCGAGACTCAAGGCGTGGTTTCTTGGCCTCTTCCGTTGGAGAAAGTAAATGTCGATATGGTACATCGATCACGAAGGCGGTAACGACGCAAATACCGGGGCCTCCTTCGCTCAGCGCCTCAAAACCATATCTGCACTCACTGCGGCCAAGGGCCTTGTAGCTGGCGATACTGCTCGCGTGATGGCATCTAAAGACGCAACCTCCATGGGTTCAGCGACATGGACTAAGTCGTCTCGTTCCGTGACACTTGCTGCCGGCCTGACAGCTGCTCTCTCTACATGCGAGACTGCGTGGACAGCCTCCGCTGACGTCACTGCAGCCACATCAGGGACACGTCGGCAAGGTGCTAACTCCTGCTCCCTTGCCATCGCAGCTGGGTTCACCACCGGAAAAGTCGCTTACTTCGACTTAGGATCAACCACTGATTTCTCAGGATTCCAGCAAGTTTCTCTTTGGATCAGAGCCAATGCTTTATTTGCATCAGGAGTATTTGAAATTAAACTTTGCAGTGATGCAGCGGGGGATACGCCCGTTAGCACAGTGACCGTTCTTAATATCGGGATAGTTAACGCGTGGCACCCGATGACATTAAATCTTGGATCTGCCCTATCTACTACAGTCCGGTCAATTGCTCTTTATGCGGTCAGTGACCCAGGCACCGTGACGGTTCTCCTTGATAATATCATCGCCTGTAAGGCTGCCAGCTCGGATGACTCGATCTCTTTGACCTCTTTAATCTCAAAGAACACCACAAATGAAGCGTGGTGGGGAATTCAGAGCATCGACGGCACTGACTGTAGAATTGGTGGCGGCCCAAATCTCAATACTGACGGCCAACGAACTTACCCAGGAAGCACGGAAAGCGTGACGACGTATAAGCGCGAGCCGATACGGATGCCCCCTCCGGCGACTTCCACGGAAAGCCCTAATTCTTCTCAAGTCGCCGGTACAGGTGTGGCGCCAATTTACTACGAAGGCGGATACGATCGAACCGCGATGACAACTCAGACTGGATACACTTTTTTAGATTTCTCCAATGGCAATGGGATCGTACTGAATGGCAACGTAAAAGATCATCAGAAGTACAATAGAATTTGCGGAACTCGTGCCTTTACTGGACTTAAGGGCACAGCACCGATGCGTTTCACTAAGTTGAGTAACGCCTATTTTTGCAGCCTAGTTGGTGGAGGAATCGATTGCAGTGCAGACTCCATGCAAGGACTCGTGGTTAATGAACACTTCAATGCTGGGTCAGATTCCATCGCAATCTGGGTAGTCTCTGATAATTTCGTAGGTAAAAACATACGTCTCTACTCTCTAGCTAATGATGCCATTCGCCTTGAAGGCATTAGTGCAGTGATAAAGGGCGTCAATAACTATGTCTTGAATTGCGATGGTTCCGCAGTGTTCGCTGTGTCATCTTACAGCTCAGGTTACAGATCTAGTGAGATCTACATTTACAATATGACCACGGAAGGCTGCGTATACGGTGATATTTGGGCATCCGCAGGTGGAAACATTTACATGCACAACTGCCTGCTTGGCAGCGGTACCGAGATCACGACTGCGAACTGGGTAGTCGGGAGTAAAGGCACTGTGTTTTCCAATAAGCACGACCAAATTACTGATGCACATCTAATTAAAACCGACGGAGCGACGATGCAGAGCACTGCATCAGTGAGACATACGGCATCAGGAATCGCTTGGCAGCTTAGTCCCACCTCTTCAAGTAGAAATTCAGACCACCCTGTCACCCTGTCGCTAGCTAAGATCGCCTGCACGGCAAACATTATCGTCACGGTGAAAGCATGGATGCGCAGGACGAACACCGGAATTAGCGGCGTGCTTTCGTGTCTGGGTGGGCAGATCGCAGGCGTGACGGATGACGTGACGGCCTCTGTATCTGTCGCCGCCGACACATGGGAGGAACTAACTCTTACCTTCACGCCAACTGAAAACGGCGTGGTGGAAATAGAGGCACTAGCCTACGGCGGAACCACATACAGTCTGTATGTCGACGATCTGACGGTGACCTGATGAATTCCATCCAGCAAAATCTAGAAAAAATGAAAGGCCGCTACTCACCAGAACGCCTCGCGCAGTACCGGCAGATTATCTTGGATCCGTGGGAGTTCTGCAAAATCCTCTACACGAAAGACGAAGTGGACGCGAGCAAGCGAGTGAAGCGGTTTCCGTACCATTATTCATATCTACCCCTGTACATCCGTGTATGGCAGCGTGAACCACTCTTGATCGTCCCGAAGTCTCGACGAATGTTCATGACTTGGACGAATGTTGCACTTTACTTGCACGACACAGTGTTTAAGTCGAATGGTTTGCAAGTGTTCCAATCGAAGAAAGAGGAAGACTCGGACGCTCTTATCGAGCGTGCGAAATTCATCCTAGACAACATCAGTGAGGAAGACTTCCCGCGCGATCTAATCCCTCAATACGATAAGACGTATTGCCAGCTAAAATTTCCAGACATGGAAAGTTCAATTATGGGTATCGGGCAGGGCGCAGATCAGCTCCGGCAGTACACATGCTCGGGGATGCTGCTTGATGAGTTCGCGTTTTGGTCCGAAGCGGAAGACACGTTCTCCGCAGCGAAGCCGACCCTAGAAGGCGGAGGCCGCTGCACCATTCTTTCGTCTGCCTCACCCGGTTACATGCAAAAACTCGTGTACGATACCATCGATGATCAGGAGGCAGACCCTTACGCCGTGATCGGGAATGAACGGTTTGCACGATGAGTAGTCAATTTACCGAGAAATTAAAGTGGAAGCAGTTCCCGATGGAAGGCGTCGAGATTTGGCGCAACCCGAAAAACGGATTCGTCGTATTCCAGCTCCACTACACCGCGAACGAACTGAAGCGTAACGATCAGTGGAAGGGCCAAGCCAGGGCCGGCCTGTCGAGCGCGAAGTGGAATCAGGAGTACGAAATCAACTGGGATGCCTTTCGCGGTAAGCCCGTGTATCACGATTTCAACGAACGGATTCATGGCTCCCAGGGAACTTTGCTGCCCGAACGCGGTTTGCCGTTGCTCCGGGGGTGGGACTTCGGTCTTACCCCCGCGTGCATCGTCTCCCAGCTGCAAGGTCGGCAGCTCGTCGTACTGAAAGAGTTCATCGGCAACAACATGGGGATCAAGCGTTTTGCCGGCGACGTCGTGGTCCCCGGATGCAAACTTCTATTTCCAGACTGGCAGGATCAAAAGCGCGACTACTATGACTTCATCGATCCAGCCGGCCTCGCCAGAGCCCAGACCGATGAGACGACTTGCGCCCAACACATGTTCGCCGCAGGAATCAAAAACATTCATCCAGGCCCGATCACATGGAATGACCGAATCGAAGGCGTCGAGCAATTCCTGCTCCGGTTCTATAAGCGCGGGAATGAAGTCGTGCCGGGGTTGCAGGTTAGTTTGGCCGGCTGCCCGACCCTCGTGCGTGGCTTCAAGGGCGGCTACCAGTACCCTGAGAAATCCATTGAGATAGAACCAGAGATAGTAAAAGCACTGAAGAATAGCTACTCTCACCCGCACGACGCCTTTCAAATGATCTGCGGGAGCATCAGTACCCTGCTGAAGCACCGGACGAATTCCGGATCAATCCCCATTCCAGGGTTCAACAACCGTAGGTGACAGTCTCATTGAAGGAGGCTAGATTTCATTATGGCTAAATACTCCGCCAAAAAAGATCAAGTTTCCCCTGTTGTCGAAACGGTGCAGGCGTACTTCACTCAATCAGAAGCCGCGCGGAAAACGCGCATCGCTCAGAACGAGCAAAACCTGGATTGCTTCCATCTTCGTCAGGATTTTTCCTACAAGATCGAAGGTCAGTCGACGGAGTTCCTGGCGAAACAACAGGCCGCAGTCGAGCAATTCAAGACGACTCTACTGCAAGGACTTGTCGATAAAGGCGACTGGTTCACCATCGAGCGCCAGCCGGGCGCCTTGCAGGGTAAAATCACCGCTGACGAAATGAAACGCGTTCTTCGGCATCAGCTCGAAAAGGCGCAGTTCTACACTCACATGTCGGACGCGCTGCATACTGGTGCACTTCAAGCCCTCATGATCACGAAAGTTCTAGGTAAAAAGGTTCCGCGCGTGAAGTTCCGCACAGAGCTACGAGTGAACGCGGACCGTGGCGTCCATCGCGCGTTAATGCGTGATGAAAAAGACGTGTGGCAACTTTCATTGGATCTCGTCCGTCCGGCAGACTTTCATCAGGATCCCACCGCAGAAAAGCTGTACGAAATTGAAGTCATCGAAATGGACTACTGGAAGTTACTCGAAATCGCTGAGCAACACCCTGAAGACTACGACATGGCAGCAGTTACCCAGTGCTTCACTTCAGCAGGTTCCGGCGCCGGAGATCAAAACGTGAAGCGCGCACGCGAGAATAATCAGGACGTCGATTATAACGGCGGAATCAGGAAGCGCGTCGTCATTAAAGAATGCTGGGGGACCATCCTGGACCCTCAGACTGGACGTGTTCTTCATAGGAATGCTGTCTGCGCCATCGCCAATGACCGCTGGTTGATCCGACCTCCGAAGCCGAATCCTCTCTGGCATCAGGAGTCACCATTCACTGTCTCCCCTATTCTTCGGGTGCCCTTCTCGGTCGAGCACCGCGCCCTCGCCGACGCTCCGACCAAACATAACCTCGCCCAGAACGAAGTTTACAACCTCATGCTCGATGCCGGAAAGCAGTCAGTGTGGGGAGTTCGGACGATCCGGGAGCATTGGCTCGATGACCCAGGACAGATCGCCAAGGGAATCCCCCCTGGTACCACACTTAAGACCTCCACCGCCTGCCCCCCTGGACAGCAGCCCTACGAACGGGTGGATACCGGAACGGAGTTCTCCCAAGCCGCCAACATTTACAACATCACCGACCGCGAGTTTTTCGCCAGCTCCATGTCGGGAGACTCGCGCACAGGAATGCTCGCTCAACGCGAAGTGAAGGCTACGGAAATTGTTGCATCTAATCAAGCGATCACTGGTTCAATGAACGGTATCGCCAAGGTGATTGAAGATACCCACATCAGCCCGACGCTGCGGAAATGTTGGATGACTATCGCTCAGCACTACGACGACTTCGACTCCGAGGATATAAAGGCCCTTTTTGGAGACAAACGCGCGAACGAACTGGCCACTATGTCCCCGGCCGACCGCTTTTCTGATACGGCCCAAGGCTCCAAATTCCGAGCCTACGGGCTATCGACCACGCTGCACAAGATGCAGGATTTCCAAAAGCTCGCCGCACTTCTGCAAACCTTGGCCGGCTCTCCGGAGTTGATGGCCGAATTCTCCCGGAAGTACGACATGTCGAAATTCTTGGGCGAAGTCATCAAGAACCTCGATATCGACGAAAGTAAGATCAAGCGCGACGATTTGCCTGTAGATGGGGTTGCGTCTGAGCAGCCGAACGTGTCAGGGTTGCAGTCTGTCGCAGGTCAGATTGGGGCAGAGATGCAGGGCCGACCCTCAATGGTCCCTGGATCTGAAGGCCAGGCCTCGCCGGATAGGCAGTCCCAAATCCCTCAAGCGGCATCTGGCGCTAGAGCGGCGGAAGCCGGTCTTAATCTCCCGCGAGCGGACTTGCTCGCTGGTATGACTCGACCTCAAGGATAAGACGTGAAAGACGCTGATAAGCACCGTCAGAAGATGCAGGAAGTCGCCAAAGGGCAGACGTCCACCATCGTTCTCAATGAACTTCGGCCTGAACTTGATCAAATGGAAAAAGCGGCTACAAGCAAACTGAAACACCTGTACCGTGAAGGAAACAGGGAATTGGGCTTATATTTGGCAGAGATCGCCCAGCTCTGCATGATCGACGACCTCGAGATCCGATTGAAACAAAGGGTCCAAAAAGGCATGAACGCAGCAAAGGAGACGATGACGTGAACAATCCCAGACACTTCAAGCTCGCCCCAGCAGGAGATACCCCTACCCCCGGA